CCAAAACTTCGTACTTTTGTTCCTGTTATTGTAAGAGGTGAAGAAGGTGAAGGAGTAAGATTTTGGGGATTTGGTAAAACTGTTTATCAAGAAATCCTTGGGTATATCGCTGATCCTGATTATGGTGATATTACAGACCCAACAAGTGGTAGAGATTTAACAATCGAGTACAAATCAGCAGAAGAAGCTGGTACATCTTACCCAACTACAACAATCAGAGTTAAACCAAGTGAATCATCTTTGAGTGAAAACTCAGAAAATGCAACTTCTTTCTTGGAAAACCAAACTAACATCACAGACCTTTACTCAGAGTTATCTTATGATGAGTTAAAAGGAGTATTAGAAGGTTGGTTAAACCCAAGTGGTGAAGGTGAAAGTGAATCAGTAACACAAGAAACTCTTTCTACACCACAGACCACTACTTCTCATGATATGGGAGGTTCACAGGAAGTATCTACACCATCTACTTCAAAGAAAACTGATGATGTAGCTGCAGCATTTGATGACTTGTTTAACAACTAAACCAAACTAAATGGCGAAAAAAGAAATGGATTTGGCTGACATCCTAGCGGGTGAGCTGAATAAACAATCGAAAGATAACAAGGTAGCATTTTTCCTTGATGATGATACTGCTCCTACAAATGTAGAGGGATGGGTATCGACTGGATGTGCTATGTTAGATGTGGCTATTTCCAATCGCCCTTATGGTGGTTTACCTGTTGGTAGAATCACAGAAGTTACTGGTTTGGAACAAAGTGGTAAATCATTACTATCAGCACACCTCCTTGCAGAAACACAAAAGCAAGGTGGTGTTGCGGTATTGATTGACACAGAAACTGCAGTAAGTAGAGAATTTTTAGAAGCTATCGGTGTGGACGTATCTAAACTTCTTTATGTAACCGCAGATTCAGTTGAACAAATCTTTGATTTTACTGAAACAATCATTGAGAAAGTTAGAGAAACTTCTAAAGATAAAATAGTAACAATAGTAGTAGATTCAGTTGCGGCTGCTTCTACTACTAATGAATTAGCATCCGATTACAAAAAAGATGGATATGCTACTGATAAAGCTATTATTATCTCGAAGGCAATGAGAAAGATTACCAATATGATTGGTAGACAGAAAATTTCATTGGTATTCACTAACCAACTTAGACAAAAGATGAATGCGATGTTTGGTGACCCATGGACAACTTCAGGTGGAAAAGCTCTTGCTTTCCATGCCTCTGTAAGATTGAGATTGAAGGGAATGGGGCAAATCAAACAAAAGGTAAACGGTCAAGATAAGGTTGTTGGAATGAAGGTTCGTTGTCAAGTAATTAAAAACAGAATGGGGCCACCTCTAAGAGCGGCAGATTTTGAAATTTACTTTGATAGAGGAATCGATAATTATGGTTCATGGTTAGGAGTCATGAAAAATAATAAATTAGTAAAACAAGCAGGAGCTTGGTACACTTACATTGATACAGAAACAGGTGAAGAATTGAAATTCCAATCTAAGGATTTTATTCCTTTGATGGATGAAAGAGAAGATGTTAGAGAACAAATCTATAAAAAGATATGTGAAGAAACAATCTTACAATACAAATCTGATACACTTGATATTGATTCAATGGAAATTGATACTGAAGTACCTGAATAATTCTAAATTAAAAATTATGGATAAGACATTATATGATATGTTAATGAAAAGTGCAGAAGCAGATAAAGCAAAAGCACTCCTTTCATTAGAACTACTAGGTAAAAAAGCAGTTGGTATTGGTGACCATTCTACTGAAGATTTCTACAAAAACGCAGAGGAAGCTCTGATTAAGTTAGTAGATGCTGATGATAGAATAGGAACATTACAAACTTACTTTGACGGAAAAACAGTTTTATAATGAAACAACTCTACAAAAACATTTTAGAATCGGTTGATAGAGACCGAGACCAAAATATCAATAGACACAAGAACTCTCGTGTCCTTATTATTGATGGTCTAAATACATTTATCAGATGTTGGTCATCCATTCCTACAATGAATGATGATGGTGACCATGTTGGTGGTGTAACTGGTGCTCTCAAATCTATTGGATATGCAATAAGACAAGTTCAACCGACTCGTGTTGTTGTAGTGTTTGATGGTCAAGGTGGTAGTAAAAGAAGAAAGAAAATTTTTAGTGGTTATAAAGCACAGAGAGATAAAAACAAACTCAGAGTTAACAGACAGTATGCTGATTTGATGAACGATGAGGATGAAAGAGAATCTATGAAAAGACAATTCGTTTGGTTAAACGAAATGT